ATTTAAAATTAGCAGAACCATTAATTATAGATTCTGAACACGATATATTTTTAGATGTAGCTATAACAAATAAATTTATAAATAATACAAACATTCAAAATAAAGCATTCTTATTGGAAATAGACCAATTTAATATTCAAACAAAATCAGCGACAAACATTATAATACCAGAAGATTCATCAGGGGAAACTGTAATTCCTGAAAAAATAAATAATAAAATAAATAGAAAAATTTTGATTCCAAATGAAGGAAATGATACAGACGTTACTGTACATAAGGGTACAAAATTTAATTATATTGGGACTTTAACACCATGTAAATTGATGAATATAACTGGAATAATTACTGATATCGGGATTTTAAGTGGTGATCATTTGAATACAATAGAATATAATGTCCCATTTGAGAACTCAGATGGTGATAATCATCCACGAATGATAATAGAATTTAAATTAGTTCCTAGGGTGTAGGATCATAAACATTCCAGTTTTTAGACCCCATAGAACTATTACAATTTTTACAAATTGGACGTAAATTGTGTGGTTCTGTTGATCCTTGATTAAATTCAGATATAATATGTCCACAATCCCAATTTTTATTTTTACTATTATTTAATATCGTTTGACAGAATGATATTGGACACATTCCGGCTTCAAATATACCAAATTCTTTCTCCCATACTTTCTTTTTTTTATAAGGTGATATTTGCTCTTTTGATATTTTTGGTGGATGATATGGTAATTCATTTTTATCTTGTAACCATTTTAAAAAATTAGTATTTTTTAAACTAAATATAATCTTATCTTCAATACATTTTTGTTCATCTTTATAGTAACTATTTAAATTATCATTTTGAATAATTACATTATATCTATTTAATTTATAATATTCATCATTTTCATTTCTAATATGGTCTAATATATCTTTAGCATCATTAAATACATCATTTTTAAAATAATTTAATTCTATTAATTTATCTCTAAATTCTTCAATTGTGTGTTTTTTACCAGTTTGTGTTTTTTTATTTGCAAAATAAGATTTATAGGAATTTTTTAATAATTTAGTAAATTCACATATTTTTATCTGATCAAACGCATCTGATTCAATATAATATTTATTTTTAGTTGAATCATAATTAATAGACATAAATAATTTTTTCATATCATCTTGATTATTACATTTATACCAACAAAAATTAATACTATCATCTTTTATATTATGTTCTGAATATAATCTTTTTATCATTTCTAATCTGTGCTGACCATCTACACAATACCAAGTATCATTTAAACTTCCTATAATTATTTTATTTTTAAATTTTAAATATAAAAAATTTTGTAAATATTCTTTTATCATATTTTCAACTCTATCATTATCTAAAGAACCTTGATATTCTGGTTTTATAATATTATTTATTTTTGGATCATTATATATTTTATCAAATGAAATATTTGTTTCAAAATAATTATCTTTTTCATAAATTTTTTTTCCTGGATATATATTTTTGGGCATTTTTGTAAAATAATAATTTATTACTTTATAAAATAATAAACTTAAATTTTTAAGTAAATAAAAAATTAAAATAATTATAATTATATAATTATAATAATTATAATGAGTGGAATGAATGAAATGGATATTGAAGCAATGATGAGCGAACGTGATCGATCTAAATTTGGTGATTATGAAGATATGGATGTAGATGAAGATGAAGATGAAGATGTAGATGTAGATGTAGATGAAGATGAAGATGAAGATGTAGATGAAGATGAAGATGATTTTTTTTATGAATTAGAAAGGGACATAACTTTAGGTCAAATTGAACCTGTTGCACAAATGAATCCTACAATTAAAAAGAGAAGTACATTTGATTGGACAGCAAATCAAAGAAAACATGGAGAATTAGCATTACAAACAGTTGAAAAATTATTTAATCAAATTGATACAATTGGATTAATGGGTTATCAAATAGATATATTAGAATCTACATTAAAGTATGGAATAAACCAAATACAATGTAATGAAATAATTAGATGTCATCTAAAAGAAGTATGGTGCTTATGGTATATTCAGTCTGATGGTGGAGAAGGTTCTGGAGATTTAGAAGATATATTGATTAATGTATTACAAAAAGGTGTATTAACTGTAAATTCTTCATTTATTTTAAATTCTCCAAGGCAGTATAAAGGAGATTATGTTTATAAAAAAATAGAAGAATTTTTAAATAAAAATAAAGAAGAAGTATTAACTACATTTAGAGGAATATTAGATGTATGGTTATTTAATATAGAAAATATAGATGATGATAATAATTATGCTTGTTATAAAAATCAATATTATACTTTACCAGATCTAATTGAATTAATTGATAAAAAATTAAAATTTAAAAAAGTTCATTATCCAGGAGAAGATCCTTATACATTTAAACAATTATATGATGAAATGAATTTAAATGATGAAGGTTTATGGCAACACGTTGTTGATTTTTGGGAGAAAGAAATGTTAGAATGGCATGATCCAAAATTATACAAGTAAATATTTTTTTTTTCCTAATATAATTTTTTTTTTCCAATATAAAGTATAACAATGGCTTTATCTAATAATATAATATCTTTTATAATTATGATTTTAATACCAACTATTGTATTTACTGGTACTAACTTACTGTTGATATCAGAAACCCCAAATAATTCAAAAGATGATTTTGATTTACTAGATCTAGGGGGCAAGCCTCTAATTCCAAAAAATAATAAAACGAGGCAAGATGATTTTGATAAAAGGATAAAAATGGAACGAATTGCTTCATTTATTCATTTATTTATAGGAATAATTATTTTATTTTCTTCACTCTATTTTAATACTAAAATATGGGGAATTCCTGTCGGAGGAGCAATACTAATTATTGGACATATTTTTAATCGTTGGTATGATTATAACAGAATAATCAGATTTTTTATATTATTATTATTATTAGTTTTATTAATATTGTTTTTAAAATTTAAAAACCAAAAAACTAATATAATAAAATAGAATAATCCAAAAGATTTTAAATTTATTTTTTATAATTATTTTAATTTATGTTATATAATGAAATATAACTTAATTTATATGGCTCGTCCTATATATGGTGGTTGGGTTACATTTACAGCACATTTATCATTAAAATATAATTTACCTATTTACAAAATATTTGATTCAAAACAAAAAAAAAATACAAGAAAGTTTGGTTATAATACAAATTATACTAATTTATCTATTAATGATATAGTAAATTTAGATAATATTATTATTACAGCATTAGATAAACATTTTTGGAAGTATTTAGAATATTTTCCAGAAGGTACAATTTTAGTTATTCATGATCCGGGAGAATTAAAAATGAATATGAATACAAATCCTCTTATTAAAGATAAATTATTAAAAAAATTTAAAATTATAACTATAAGAAAAACAGTACAAGATTATTTATTAAATAATTATTCAGTTAACTCTAAATTTTTATTACATCCTTTTTATGAATATAATAAAAATAATGTAGAATCTATGAATAATTATGCTGTATGTATATCAAGAATTGATTATGATAAAAATACAGAAATTATTTTAAGAGCAAATAAAATTATTAAAGATGATAATAAAAAAGTTAAATTATTTGGTGCTGAAAATAGATTTTATATTTATAAAAAATTACAAGAATTAGAATTAGATAAATATTGGTATGGTAAGTTTAAAAAAAATTTACCAATGATACACAAAGATAAAGATATTTTAAAAAATTGTAAATTTGTTATAGATTTATCTACTATAAAAAATGATGGAGGTGGTACTCAGTATACATTTTTAGAAGCAATATATAATGATTGTATATTAATATTACACAATGATTGGATTAATAAAGATAGTATTTTTAAAAATAATTATAACTGTTTATCAGTATCAAATGAAAATGAATTAAAAAATATATTAGAAACTAATAGTAATTATGATAATATTATTAAAAATTCAAAAGAAATATTAAAAAATAATATAAATGTAGATTGGAATAATATTATATTTTAATATATATATATAGAAATGTCTAAAATATGTTTAGGATGTGATATTAATTATGATGATAATCCATTATTATCAGATTTGAATAAAAATGAAATACCAACTTGGTCTAAAAAAGATGGGAATTATTCATTATTTGCTAAATTAGTTTCTAAAAAAGAATATAATCCAAATAAAACTAAATTTAAAAAAAATAAAACACCTGATAAAACAAATATAACTGTTAGAATACCTATTAAAACTACTAAACCAAATAAATGGGTTTTATACTGGGCTTCACAAGGTTCTAATAATCATACTGATGTAAATAATAATCCAGCCAAAGCGTATGGAAATGAAACAAATAGTGGAAGAATAAAAACCGATGATAAAGGAGATGGTTTTTTAATTTTAAATTGTCCACAATTGTATAGCGAAGATAATGTTATATATCCCAGACATGTTCATTATTCTATATTAAATGAAGATAATACTTGGGATGAAAGTGTAAAAGCGATTGTTGTTACTTGTAATTTAGACTTTTCTACAATGAAAAAAATAGTTGAAAATAAAACACATATTATAATAAATGCATCGGAAGATCAAAATATAGAATATAGTTTTAAATTAGATTATGATAAATTAAATAAAATGAAATCAGACGATAGATTAGAAAAAATAACTAAAATTATTGAGAAAAATACAGAAAAACAAAAAGAGCTTCATAAAAAATTAAAAATTGGTGAGACTAATATTAAATATATACCAATTGTTATTTATTGTAAAAATGATAGATGTGATTTATCTAAAAAATTAATTGAACTTCTTATTAAAACTGGATTTGTTAATATTGTTAAATATTCAGGTGGATTAGAAGAATGGGAAGATAAAAAAACTAAAGTTGATATTTCTGATTTTGAAGATTCTGAAGTTTTATATTATGAAGGTATTAAATATATTCATAATATAGATACAGGTGATATTATAAATAATGATTATACTATTATTGGACAATTAATATCAAAAACAGATAAAATATTTATTGATTTTAATAATCCAAAATATGAAAGGAATCATAATGAAGATGTCGACGAATTAACACATAAACAAATTGAATTAGAATATGATGATAGTGGTTTAGATGATAATATAGATATTAATAAATATTTAAATGATTTATCAGATGACGAGGAAGATATTGACAACCAAGTTGAAATAAATGAAAGTAAAATAGAAACAGATGATGAAGAAGAAAAAGAAGAAGAAAATAATCAAGAAACAACAGATGAAGAAGATGAAGAAAAAGAAGAAACAACTAATCAAGAAACAACAGATGAAGAAGATGAAGAAAAAGAAGAAACAACTAATCAAGAAACAACAGATGAAGAAGAAACAACAGATGAAGAAGATGAAGAAAAAGAAGAAAATAATCAAGAAACAACAGATGAAGAAGATGAAGAAAAAGAAGAAACAACTAATCAAGAAACAACAGATGAAGAAGATGAAGAAAAAGAAGAAACAACTGATGAAGAAGAAAATAATCAAGAAACAACAGATGAAGAAGAAGAAGAAGAAACTAAAAAACAAAAAGGTGGAACAAATACAAGTGCTAAAAAAATAATAGATTCTATAAAAATGAAAAATAATAAACATATATCAAGAAAAGAATTTTCAGAACAATATAGAGGTTGGGGATTATTCCAATTAATTTAATAATAAATTATAATATATATTATGATGAATATACTTGAAACTAAGGGTTTATTTTTATTAACTTTGGCAATATCTGGTAATTTCATAGCAGAAACATTAAGTTGTAAAACACAAAAATTATTATTAGAAAATATGTTAGCTAAACATTTTATAAGTTTTTTTATTTTATTTTATTCAATGTCTATTTTCAATAATGAACCTGAGGATCCAAAAGATACATTTATAAAAACTGTTAAAATATATATAGGATTTATTTTATTTACAAAAATGAATTTAACTTTTATTATAATAGTATTTTTATTATTGGCTTTACATTATATATTAGAATTATATATAGATTATTATAATTTTAATAATAATAGTAATGATATTATTAAAAAGTTAAAGAAAATAAGAAATTATATTAATACAATGGTTATTATATTAATAATAGTTGGATTTAGTTTATATTTTAAAAAACAATATAATGATAATTATAAAAATTGGTCTACAATTAAATTTATATTCGGTGTTAAAAATTGTAAATCCTTTAAATTAAATTAATCTATTATATATTAATGAAAAAAAAAATTACAAAAGATAAAAAAAAATGTAATCATTGTTTAAAAAAACTTAAATTATTAGATGAATTTAAGTGTAATTGTGGTAATATTTATTGTTTAAATTGTAGATATCCTCATGTTCATAATTGTCAATCTAAAAATAATAATAAAAATAATAATAAACAAAAAATTAAAAATAATAATCCAAAAATAGAACCAATGAAAATTGATAAAATTTAAAAACCAGTTATTAAAGGAAATTGTGCTACTATTTTAGTTTTTTGTTTTAAAATTTTACTTGTATTTTTCCAAGATTGTTGATTATATTTTTTGTCCATTTTTCTAAATTCTTTAACATCTGTTCGTTTATTAAATTCTTTTTTTTGTTTATTAAAATCTTTGGATTCATTTTCTAAATTTTTAATTTTCTCTAGCTCTTTTTTTAATTTTTCTGGTGCGTCTTTTTTCCTACCATATTTTTTTATAATATTAAATCTATTTATAACATAATCTCTATTATACCAAGATAAATATGAATAATCATTATTATTTTCTGATAAATTACACAAAGGACATCTGCCATTACTATCTTGTGTTCTAAACCAATCTATTATACAATCAGTATGGAATTTATGATTACAATCTAATGTATATGATTTATTATCATTTAAATCTAAATTTTCTAAACAAATACAACATTTATTTTCAATTGAAATATTTTCCATTATCTATATTATTTTTAAAATTTAATTTTTTAAACAAATATGCGTATATTACTTAAAAAATAGATTAATAATTATTATTTAAATGTGTGGAATTTATTTTTATTTAACTTATAATCATCCAAATAATAAATTATTATTAGAAAATGGTAATAAATGTAAACATAGAGGTCCTGATAATACAATAGATATGATTATGGAAGACTTAGTTAATCATTGTAATATATTATTTTTATTTCATAGATTATCAATAAATGGTTTAAATGATGAAAGTAATCAACCATTTCAATTTGATATTTATCCAAATATAACAGTTATGTGTAATGGAGAAATTTATAATTATAAAGAATTAGCTGAAAAATATAAAATAAATTTATTAACAGAAAGTGATTGTGAAATTATTATTCATTTATATAATATATTACCAATAGATGAATTTATTAATCAATTAGATGGAGTATTTTCATTTGTAATTTATGATGGTACTAAAGATATTGTATTAGTTGGTCATGATCCATTTGGAATAAGGGCTTTATATTATTCAAATAAAGATAATCAGATTAGTTTTTCTTCAGAAATGAAATGTATTGATTCGGAATATGAAAACGAAGTTAAATTTTTTCCACCAGGGTCTTATGGTACTTATGATATAAAAACAAAAAATTTAGAAATAAATCCTTATTATCATTTTGATAGATGGAAATTAATTAATAATTATGATGAATGGATGGTAATTGATAGTACAGAAAATATAACACAAAATATTAAAAATAAATTAGAGAATTCAGTTAAAAAAAGATTAATTTCAGATAGACCAATTGGATGTTTATTATCTGGTGGTTTAGATAGTAGTATTATTGCTTATTTATTAAAAAAAAATAATTCAGATTTAAGAACTTTTTCAATTGGTTTTAAAAATTCACCTGATATATTATCATCACAACAAGTTGCTGAATTCTTAGGAACTAATCATACAAATATTATTATTACAGAAAAAGATATGTTGGATGCTATAGAAAAAACAATTTATCAAATAGAATCATATGATATTACAACTATTCGTGCATCTGTGCCGATGTATTTACTAAGTAAATATATATTAGAAAATACAGATATAAAAGTTATATTTAGTGGTGAAGGTAGTGATGAAGCATCTGGTTCTTATTTATATTTTCATAATGCCCCGACACCAAATGATTTTCAAAATGAATGTATACGATTATTAAAAGAGGTTCATATGTTTGATGCTTTAAGGGGTGATAAAACAACATCCGGCAATGGTTTAGAAATAAGGGTTCCATTTTTTGATAAAGAATTTATGGATTATTATATGTCTATAGATCCTAAGAAAAAAATGATTCAAGATGGAATTGAAAAATATTTATTAAGAAAATCTTTTGAATTTGATTTACCAAAAGATATTGTGTGGAGAAGAAAAGATGGATTTTCAGATGGGATTTCTAAATTAGAAAAACCATGGTATGAAATAATTGAAGAATATTCACAATCTAAACATAAATTAAGTGAATCTGAAATGTATAAAATGATCTATAAAAAATATTATTTTTCTGACAATATACCTCATTATTGGATGCCGAAATGGTCTGGAGAATTAACAAATCCATCTGGTAGATTAATTATTGATTAACTTTTTGTATTTTTTTTATCGCACTATGGACTCTCTTTTCTGAAATATTACAATCAATTACTAAATAATTTATTAGTTTTGAAAAATTTGGATTTGAATTAAATATCGGTATATCTTCTATATTATTATATTTATTTTTATATAAATTAAATATTTCAATTGATTTATTATATTTATCTAAATATTTTTCAGGTATATTATAAGTTTTATTTTTATCTATAAAATCTTCAATATTTTCATATTCTTTTATTATTTTTAGTGCTTTAACAATACCAATTTTTGGTATATTATCACAATAATCACACCCACATATTACACATAATTCTATAAATTTATCGTGTGATATATTCAAAGATTTTATTATTTTTTCTAATGTAATTTCAGTTACTATATCTTTTCCTTTTATACTTTTATCTAAATTGTTTCTTATCATACGAGGACATCCATAAACTAATGCGTCCATATCTTCAGTAACAACATAATCAACATATCCAATTCTACATAACTCACTTGCTATTGCTTCTGCTTCACCTTCTTTATCTTGAATATATTTTATTCCCATAAGATTTAATAAAGTTTTTATATCATCAATGTGTCTTTTATTCATTCTTACAGATAATTTTTCATATTTTATCTTATCTTTTTCATCACTTGATGTCATTAATTTTTTCTTAGCATTTTCTGCTTTTTTATTTCTTTCTTTAATTACATCTGATTTATTATCTGGTGGTTTACCATCAAAAACATAAATCGGTTCAATACCTAATGTTAAATAATTTACGGTTTTATAAAATATACCCGATATATGAGATGTTACTTTTCCTTTGTCATTTGTTAATAATTCATTATTATGTCTTACATTCATTAAATATTGATAAATAAATATACTAATGTCTATTGCTACTTTTTTTCCAGATAATTGATATAATTTTTTTGTTTCAATACTATCTTTAGCATTTTCTTTGATTAGTTTAGTTAAGGATTTAATACCCATTATATACTAATATATTTAATTATTATCTTTATATATTTTCAAATTAGTTTAATATAATTTATTACTTTATATATTATTATTATTAATGTCTACTATATCTATTATATTAGAAAAAACTTTAATTAAATTAAGGGACGAAATTAATAATTCTGAAAATTCTGAATTAATTGATTCTATTATAGAACCAATTATTCATAAAATAATGTATAAAATATATCCATATGTATTAATATTTACAATAGCATTTGTATCTTTATTTATACTTATGTTTTTCTTAATATTAAGAAATATTAATAATAAATAAAAAAGTAAATTAAAAATTATTATTTAATTAGAATATGCTAAACCTCCCATACCACTCATTATTCTTAATACATTATAATTCACAGCATATATATGTCCATTTGAATCAGTTGGTGAATTACCAAATTCTAAAGTTGCTGTGTCTATTCTTGAAAAATTACAAGTTCCACTTGGTTGATGTTCTTCTGGTTTCAAAGCAAATGAATAAACATTGATTCTTTTTTCTAATTGTGAAGATCTTGCTGAATTTAAGTTACCGCCTTTAGATATTTCCATTATATGTTTAATTCTTAAAAAAGACGATGTGAAGGTGGATTCCTTTAATATCTTAAGGTCTAATACACTCAATATTAACTGGTTGGTGGGATCGCTTATATAATTTTGCAAATTTGCCATTCCCAAGTTATCTACATAGAGTGAAAATGTCTGAGGGGCTGTTGAAAGCACATGTATCTTATGTAAATTTTCTAATCTGTGGTTAAATGTAACAAATATATAATCAGTATCAACATCATCGCCGCTTCCATTAGCGACGCTCATACACTTTACATTTTGTGTAAAACGGCTTCTTTTTAAAAACCCAAAACCCTCTAAGTGTTGTGGATTCAAGAAGGACTCTGCGGTTCCTGCGCCCCGGTTTTCCTCAAATGTAAATTGATATTCATGATTTAATTTAAATCCGTCTCCAATATCATCTTTATTAAATACATAAAACACTTGTGATGGTGCCAAAGTCTCCATTCCGTCGCCGATTGGAGGAAACCCGGCGTCGCTCGCCCCCGACAGTGGTAGTTTAGTATTTGCGTCGTCTGAATCGTCATCAGGGGCGAATTGAGTTACATAATATGGTGGTGTGGGCAAACCTACGACAGCTTCTTCAACTCTATCCTGAGTAAATATATTGAATTGAAGTTCCGTTTTAGTTAATTTTTTAATTGAAGGTATAGAATTATGATTTATTCTAGATCCGAGTGATAAATTTTGTTTTGGTATGTGCGTGTGATAATCAAATGGTTGTCTGAGTTGAAAATATTCTTCTTCTTGTTTTTCAAATCTATCATGTCCATTTAATTTTAATAAAGCTGTACTATAATCTAAATCAGTTGTCCAAATCAATTCTTTAACCGGATGATTAAAAGTTAATTCTTGAACAACATCAGATGACATTGTTTGCATTTGTACCTGTTCTATTAAATATTCATGCGATACTTGAGCAAATCTTTTTCTTTCATCAGTATCTAAATAAATATAATCCACTAAAAATTTAATAGGTGTTCCAGATGATGCTTGTGTATTAGTTGTAGACCCAAAAACAAAATTGATTTTAACTTCATGATATTGTAATGCAATTAATGGTAAAGCTAAACCAGGATTTTTACAAAAATAAAAATTTAAAGGCGATTGTATTAATTGTTCATGATTAGTTATAATTTTATAATTATCTGATAACATACTATTTAATGCTAAAGCTTTGTTATTTGTTAATGTTAATTCATTCCATACATTATTCCATTCTTTTGTATGATAATCTATCTGTTGTCCTCCAATTTCTAATTCTGCACTTTGAACAATCTCAGACCCAAATTGTAAATCGGTTGAATTCGCAGATGGAATAACAATATACATTTTATGAATTAAATCTCCATTTCTAGAAATAGTACAAGAAGCCTCATTTTGTGAAGTACCTATTGTAGCGTTACCATCTAATGTTTGTGAAATTGATTCCATAGAAAAATTTGTATGTCTTCTATAGACAACTTTGAAAAATGTTATTTGTGGATTACCTGTTAAATAAATATCTTGGGCTCCATAAGCGACAAGTTGCATTAAACCTCCTCCCATATTTTATA